GCAGAGCTACTAAAAAATGCATTTATTAACTTTATTGATAGTCTTGCAATTCCAATGGCTAGAATATCAAATATGTTGGCATATACTTTTCTAATACCATTAGTTCCTGAATTATATGAAATGGCTCAAGGATATGGTGTTGTTGATTTAAAAGAATTTACTATTAGAATAGTTGCTTTTATTGGTGTAACATTTAGTGGTAATTTAATTAAAAAATTAATTAAAGCTATGGTTAATAGATTTAAATCTTAGTATATATCCCCGGGGTCTAAAAAGATTCCAAATTCCAAATAATCAAAATTATCCATAGCATATTTAATACCCCAATTTAAAACTCCTCTACAAGAATTTCCATCTTTTTTAAACTCCAAATCTTTTGTAACTCTAAATTTACCACAAACATCACGTACCCTTTCTCTCATATTAGACAGTATATCTGATAATATCTCAGTCTCAAAGTCACATTCGCTACATTCTACATTTTTAAAACTTATTGATAATACAATTTCGTGAACTTCAAAATCATCATCACTATTATAGTCTAAATCAATTTGTTCTAATTTAATAGTAACATCGCTACCATATTCTGATTTAAATCCACCAATGGTTAGGATGATGTTTTTTAATGTTTCTATTTTTTTTTGTATTTTTGGAGATAAATTCATTATTTAAAATTTAAAATCTTTGATATGACTTCGGTTGTTTCATTATCATTTAATTTATGAACATCTTTATGTTCCTTAAACCATCTTTTTACAACAACATCAAAAGGTGTTTTTGTTATTTTTGATAACCTTTTAAACCCAAAAACTTGCGCATCAATTTCGTGCTCTTGTGTGTAGTACTTAAATGGGTCTTCTTCTTCTGGAACATCTAAGTTATATGTACCTTTTATTTTTTGATCAATGTGCCTAATTTCGTGAGCTAAAACCTCGTTTAATTCACCAACAAGATCATAGGTTATTTTATCTTTAACTTCTGGATTATAGTCAATTGAAACTTCAATTATATCGTCATCTCTATAATATTCACCATTAACTTTAAATCCATCTATTTTATTATCTGGTTGTAATATTAAATTTAAAACTAAATCATTATCAAAACTAGTAAAATTATAAAAATCTATACTATCATCAATAAAGTTTGGTAAATAGAACTCACCATCTTCTTCTTCCTTATAAACTTTAATAATATCCCTAACTAAAGTTCTAATAACTTGTCTTCTTCTATTATCTTCTAATATTAATTTTTTATAATTCATAATAATAAATATTAAATTATGCTATTGTTTCAGGCATAACACAGTTATCCCCTTCCACATTTTCTGATTTTACTAAATATGTATTTTCATCAAAGCCTATAGCAAAATAAAAAGCATTTGATAAGTACTCTCTATTTTTTTCAATAAATTCACCTGGTATATTAATGCAGCCTGATGATAAATTTAATTTACTACTATCAAATTCTAAATCCCCCGTTTCATATTTACTAGCATCACTTTGTGCTGTTTTTCTATTACTATACCCAGCTGTACCATGTACTGCCTGTGTTTGCTGGATTCCAAGTAAATCAAATAACCTAAAAAGATTTTTACCCTCATCTCCTTCATATCCTTTATGTGTTTCACCTTCGTGACCACTATAGATTGCTGGTGAAAGATATGAAGCTCCTGGTTGTTTTATTGCTAAATTTCGAGCTTCACTATCACTAGTGATTCTTTTATTATCTTTTAAATATTGTACCCTACCATCATAATCTAGTTTAACAAACTCTTCCCATTCTTTATTTTCTTTATTTGGTGTATCTCTACCTGATATAATCCAAGTACTACTAATATAGTTATTATCTTTATCAAAGATATATGCGGTATTCTTTACTTGATCTAATATAATTAAATTTCTACCTTTAAAGTCTGGTCTTATTTTATTTAATGCTGCTTGGCAAGCTATTCTCTCTTCTGGTACATTAGTTTTAAATTCGTTAGCAATACGATTTAAATCTTCTTTTGCTTTATTTAAATCTCCATTATAACTTCCAATTATTGCATTATAATAGGTAATACCACTATGTAAATTACAATTATAATCATCATTAGTTTCAGTAATAAGACCATATAATGATTTTATTCTTTTTTTTTCAGATTCACTAATTAATAATCTACCCATTTTAATACTCTTTAATTTTTACAATTAAATCTCCACTACCTTTTATTACTCTATGGTAAATTCCTTTTGGTATTTTAACTATTTGACCTTCTTTTAATGTAATTGGTAATTTATTATCCATTTGTATTTGCCAACCATTTGATTTAATAACTTTAACTTTTCTATCTCTTTTATCAAAATGCCATTTTAATTCACCTTCATTGATACTTTCACTAAACCTTCTTTTTTTAATATCACCTTCTTTTATTTCATCAAATGGTAAATCTTCATTATCCTCAATTTTATCTAGTTGCAATTTTTGTTGTAAAGGTGGGTCTAATAAAAATTTTTCATTTAACCAATTTCTTAATTCGTTCTCAACAAAAAATTCTGGAACCTCTTCATCATCTGGTTTTTCACTTGCAACATTTGCAATATGTCTAGCAAATTTTATTTTTTCTCTATCATCTAACATAGTTAATAGTCCATCTGAAATAAAGAAAATTTTAGATAATGGATCTTTTATATTTAAATCACCCTCAACAAGATTTAATAAATTTGATATTGTTTTACCCCACCAAGTTTTATAACCAGTTGTATCTTCCATTGCTGGTCTAAATATCTTATTAAAAGCTCTTAAAACTGAGCCTGTAAAACCTGCTAATATTAATTGTGGAAAAAACCAAGGAAGTATTCTAATTGTCGCTTTATAACTACCTTCACCAAGATCAGTTAGTAATTTTTTTACTTTACTATTTGTAACCAATGATTTTAATTGACCAAACGTAATTTTTCCTTGTGCTTTACAAAACTTTTTTGCGTCACAAATATTCTTAATTGCCCTATCTGATGGTTCTATGTTTTTAGACATGTCTTTATTGTATTTTACTTTTTACACCAAGGTCTTTTATTTATTCCTGGTAATTCTTTACCATCTTTAGTTTTGCCTTTTCTAAAATATTCACAACGAATACCAGTGTAATAGTCATCAATCTGATTATTAGACGTATTAATCTTATCATAATCACCAATTAAATCTTTCCACTTACCATTTACTATTTCATCTTTTATGTTTTCTATAGGTTGTAAGGTCTCGTTATCTTCTTCAGCTCCAACCAATACACTTTCTATTTTAGTTTTATAATATGGTCCTAGTTTTTTTATGGTTTCTGGATTTATTTCAGTTTTATCATCATAAATTTTACCATCTTCTATTTCGTAAAACCCTAACAAATATTCTATATCTGTTTTTAATTTATTAATTTTATCAGTTGCTCTATTTTCTAAAATTAGGAAATCTTTTTTATATAGATTAATTATTCTATTTTTTTCATTCTCTGTTATTATAATTTTTCCCATAATTTTACCAACTTTTAGAAGATTTTAATCCTAATTTTTTAGCGTATCTACCAACATTACAAGACCAATACCCAGCTGTGGTTTTATCTTTTTTCTGATCACATTTGTGTCTTGCTCTAAATGACTTTGCTCTTGATTTATTTGAGTTTTTAATTTTTAGATTTGGGTCACCAAATGTAACTTTTTTTATAGTTCCTTTTGGTGTTTTCACATATACAGCAAATTTTTTTGGTCCGCCTGGTGTTCTAAATGGACTATTTAATTTAACATTTTTGCCTCTATGTTTGGCTTCATTTAGTTGGTTTGTAACCTCAAATGGTAAATCTAACCATACAATTTCACCATTACTAAGCTTTACTCTTTTACCAATATCACTTTCAACTAACCAGATATCTTCATCATTTAAATCAATTGAACCATTATTATATAATTCTCTAACTTCATTTATTAATTTAAAATAAGATTCTGAAAATATTCTAAATACATTTTCTGATAATGTAATTTTATTGTCTAGATGATATTTTAAGTCTTTAGAAATTTTTGTAGACTCTAAAATGACCATTGGGTGGTTTAGCTCTTCATTTAATACTCTTTTTATAATATTATCTAACATAATTAAACTTATTACATATTTATATATATAAATACACAAAAACTTATTTAAATAAAAAGATATTTATACTAAAATCATAATATGAAAAGAATAAGATTAACTGAAAGCGAACTCATTAAACTAATCAAAAGTGTGATTAATGAAAATGAGATGAATAATTCAGGTGAAAAAAGAGAGTCTAAAGGTAAGGTTGCTCCAAAACCTAGATGTATACCAGAAAATGTAATTCCTCTTGATGA